ACAGTCTTAACGTCATAGTTGTGATACTCTTTTGTCTTAGTGTTATAAGTTATAATATCTATTGGACCAACACCACCTAGTGCTGTGAATACAATTAAGTTTGGATCTTTAGCAAAGTGTGCTTGAGCTAATGCTTCAGATACTAATCCTTTGTCTGCCTTTAACAATGTAAAACCCTGTGTTGTTTATTTAACGAACTTTAGAATAGCAAGAACAGAACCTATCAATGCACCTATGATTACAAGAAAAGCTATAACGCCTTTTCCTTTATTCATATCTGAGTGTAATTGTTTAACATCACTACGTAGTTCATCTATTGTTTTAATAAGTGTAGACATTCTTTCTGCACATAATTTCTCGTGAGCAGATAAACGAACTGAGGTAGCAGATGTAGCTGTTTTCTTTCTCTTCATACACAAGGTATAGTGTTTGTGGATAAAAAGTCAATTATAGATTGTGTTGAAAATAAGGGTGGCTATTCACCACCCCTATTATATAGACTATTCTTCTTCGTCTTCTTCTTCGTCTATATCAAGATCCTCATCTTCTGATTCATCATCATAAGAATCTTCTGGATTTATCTTTAGCTCAAGATCATCAAGGAGATCTTTAATCTCATAGATAATATCTTCAACTGATTTCTTTTTTTTTGCCATGCTAACTCCTATTAGTTGGTTTGGCATGTGCGAGATAAAGTTAATTGAATAATAAGTAAATAAAATTATTTTTTATAACTTATTGTTTTATAACTATTATTTATTTATTTCTTATATAATTTTTCTACTGTATCTGCATAGTTCTTCCAGAATGATTTTGCATCTTCAAAAGCATCTGCATAGAACTTAGTCCAGTAGTTTTTAATATCAGTATAGTTTAACATTATATTCTCCATTGGTTAATGAAGTCTATATAGGTTAAATTATTATATTTTCAAGATTGCTTTGATAGATTCAATAGCTTTGCTGATTTCATCTTTATAAGCATAACCAATGAAACCTCCAGCTAGTAAACCAATTATTAATGTAATCATATTATTTCTTGTTTAGTTGTGTCATAAACATACCATGATACTCGGTAGAACCCAAGTGTGTAATTGGTGTAGATAAATCAGTCCAGATCTCAAAGCCACACTCTTCAGCTAATCTACAGAAATAATAGTCTTCAGATAAGAATCTATTCACACCATCTTTTTCTTTATATATTCCAACTGGAAAGAAATCATAAGCATTATCTGATCCTTCTATTCCTGTTCTTAGATCTGGTTTGTATTTAAGGTTAGGAAACTTATCCATGATAATAGTAAACACCTCACGTTTAATTAACATGAAACCTGTGGCTGACTCTTTTACCCTTGCAAATCCCTGTTTAAATTCTGTGTTAGGATATAGATTAACATTGAACTGCAAAAGATAATCACGCATTGTCTGTTCATCTATATTATTATTTTCTTTAATACGATCTAGTAATTGCTGCCAGTAAAATCCTTTTACAGGATAGGTGCATGTAACAACTTCTTTATTAAACTCTATAACTCTTAAAAGATTCTGTAATGTGAAACCAATGTCAGCATCAATGAATAATAGATGTGTTCCGTTAAATTCTTTATTATCTAAGAACTTGGTTACAAACTTATTTCTAGCACGATTGATTAAAGATTCAGTTGGAAGTGTTTCAATCCTAAGATTGTGTCCCATATCATTTAAAGGTTTAATGCAATTAAATAATGAATGGAATGTTAGATTACTGATGTTGCCACCATAGCATGGAATGGCTACTAGGATGTTCATTTGTTATTTAAATTGCTTACCTGTAACCCAAGTTACTAATGAATTTCTTTCACCTTTAGTTACTGGCATAACTTCATGTAATATATAAGAAGGAAATATAATTAATGTTCCTTGTGTTTTATCCATTAATGTTCCTTTATCATCATCATAAAGATAAAGTTCTCCACCTTCATATTCTTCAGGATTTGTAAGTTGAATAGATATAGATAATTTTCTGACTGGTATATTCATTCCTCTATCAACGTGCTTACCATATTTACCAGATGGTGCTTCATAATTAGTAAATTGAAAACCTTCATTTAATCCAAATAAATCAAATTTAAAAAATCTTTCATTAAGATTTAATGTAATATCTGTTACTCTACGAAATACCCAATCAATATTATCAATAGGATATAACCAAGATATTTTACTATTTCTTACATCAGATTCTACTTTAGTCTTTCCTTTAACTAAACCTTTGTTTTTTGCTGTATTAATTATTGTTTCACACTCTAATTTTGAAAATGCGTTATTCCAAAATGCGTAAAGATTAATTTGATCTAATTCAAAATTCCAAGATGAATTTTCAAATTTAGGTTCTTGAAGTTTTATTACTTCTGACATGTTCCTTCCTTTCGTTTTTTAAACTACTATACTTCTACTATATCCCAAGTCAATGTAGATTCATTCCAAGTATATCTATTATCATCTATTGGCATAGCAACTGGTGCATTCCAAAGACAAGTATCTTCGTTTAATATCCAAGAATTAAAAGGTTTTTTAGGAATAAAAGCATCTCTATCTTCATCGTAAGTATATCCTATTCCTGCATGATTTTTTCTTAAAGGTGTTCCTCCAGATGAATGTACTCCACCATGAGTGTTATAAGATGTTTGTTTCCATACAGGATAACCTGTTAATTTTGTTAAGAAATCAATTCCAATAGATTCTTGTTCTACTCCATTTGAATCATGTAATACTTCATTAACTACTGATTGAACTTCTATTACTTTATTGTTTAATCCTATTTTTGCAAAACTAGCCATTATGCTGTGTAACTCCCTGAACCATTAAATTGTAAAATTGTATTACTACCAGATGTTGTAACTGTTGGCGAACCAGTTGTAGTAGATGAGTAATTAGCAGTTGGTACACTTAATATAACAACTCCTTTTCCACCTGAACCACCAGTACCAGAAGAAGGATCTTGACATCCTCCACCTCCTCCAGAACCTGTATTTGCAGTACCAGCAGTTGCTACTGGAGATGCACCATTTATTCCTCCAGTTCCACCTCCTCCTGTACCACCAGTTCCTCCAGTTGAAGAACCAAATCCACCTCCTCCACCTGCTCTTGTTACAGATGAACCTGTTATTGAAGAAGCTGTACCATTTCCTCCTGCTCCACCAGTTGCACCACTTCCATTTCCATTTGAACCAACTGAACCAGAACCACCGCCACCAGAAGAAGAATAATTAGCTGTACCACCATAAATTGATGAAGTACCACCATCATTACCTTGACTAGGAGAAGTGCTTGGAGTGTTTCCAGTACCACCACTTATTGAACCTGTATCATCTAATCCACCACCACCTCCTGAACCACCATTTGCACCAGGAAGTGTTGAATCTTGAGCAAAAGAACCTCCGCCTCCTCCACCTCCTCCAGCAGATGTTATTGTTGTTAATCCTGAACCTGATATTGAAGAATTTGAACCTGTACTTCCTCTAGCACCTGATGTTGCACCACCAGCACCACCATCTCCAACTGTTACTGTAATTACTGTTCCTGTTAAAACATTTTGCGTTGATTCTCTATATCCACCAGCACCTCCACCAGCTGCAAGATAACCTCCACCACCACCTCCACCTGCTATAACTAAAAAATCTACTGAATAAGGAGGTGGATTATCAGTTAAAGAAGGTGATGTTCCTTCATTTACTCCTGAATAAGCTATATAACCTTGTGTTGAATCTATAAAAACTAATCTTGTTGCTTCTCTATTTGTTGTAAGTTTAACATCATTAGTAGAACCATTTATTTTTGGTGTTGATGTAATAATAAGATTGTTTGTAGCGAATGTTCCTGCATAATCTACTATTATAACTTCATCACCAGCACTTGGTGATGATGGAAGTGTTACTGTAATTTCACCTGATGTTGTATTTAAAAAATATCCTTTATTTGCTGTAGCTGTAAAGTTTGTAGTCTTAACTGTTGTGTCCCAATCAGCAGTTCCATCTGCAGTTAATGTTGCAAAAGATAAAACACCTGAACCATTTGTTTGTAATACTTGATTTGCTGTACCATCAGCTATTGGATAAGATAAACCATCTAATTTAACAACACCTGATCCATTAGGAGTTATTTCTATATTGCCATTAGTACCATCAAATATTTTAACAGTTCCAGAATTAGATCCAGAGTTTGTGCTAATAGTTATATCACCAGTACCATCTGTTGTAAGAACAGCATCAGTATTGGCATCACCTATTTTAACTGTATCTGCAGATAATACTACATCTCCAGTTCCATTAGGTTGTAATGTAATATTTGCGTTAGATGTTGATGTAATTGAAAATGTATTAACATCTAAATTACCACCAAGTTGTGGAGTTGTATCTTGTACTAAATCTGTAATACCACCTGAAGTAATAGATACCCAAGCAGAACCTGTATAATATTTTAAAACAGTACCTACTGAATTGTAATATAAATCTCCTGCTGTTAAAGCATCACCATCATTATCTAAAGTTGGATCAGATGTCTTAGATCCTAAATAAACATCATCAAAATTATCAGCCGCTGTTAAAGCTGCATCTCTTGCAGCGTTAGCCGCATTAGCTGCATTACTAGCAGTGTTAGCAAAATTGCTAGAATTGTTAGAAAAGTTACTAGAGTTAGCTGCATGGTTACTAGATGTGTTAGCAAAGTTACTAGAATTTGATGCGTGGTTTGCTGATGTGTTAGCACTATTACTAGAGTTGTTAGCAAAGTTAGATGAATTGGCAGAATGATTAGCTGAAGTGTTTGCACTATTAGAACTGTTATTAGCAAAGTTACTAGAATTAGCAGAATGGTTTGCAGATGTTAATGAATATACTTCAGATGTGTTAGCAAAATTAGAACTATTACTAGCATGATTAGAACTATTGTTAGCAAAGTTAGAACTATTTGAAGAATGATTTGCAGATGAGTTAGCAGAGTTACTAGAATTATTTGCAAAGTTAGAAGCATTGCTAGCAGAATTTGCAGAAGCATTAGCATTAGCACTTACACCAGCTAAATATGTTGAAGCTGTGTTAGCACTGTTAGATGAGTTGTTTGCAAAATTAGAACTGTTAGATGCGTGGTTAGCAGAATTACTTGCATGGTTTGCAGATGTATTTGCAAAATTAGATGAATTTGCAGCAGAGTTAGCTGCGGCATTAGCAGATGTACTAGCTGCAGCTGCATCAACAATTAAATCCCATTTAGCAGAATCAGCATTAGAACTGATTGGAGTTGTACCAGTAGATGTGTGAGTTGTGTTACAAAGATATACGTTATTGTTAGAACTATCTTTTACAATATCTCTAGCATTAAAAGTAACACCAGAACTCCAGTTACCTCTATTAGTTCCAAGCTCTTGTGTAACTGATAATTCACCATTAGTATCAAATGCTAGAATCTTGTTAGCACGAGCAGATGCACCCACAGTAAACTCTGTAGATGTCATTGTATTTGTTTTAGATAATTTTAAAGATCTTGTTACTTCTTCTTGTAGCTGTTGAATTGCCATTGTTGCTCTGTCTAAACCTTCTTCATGCGATTCAGCAGGGAATGGATCATTAGCGATATAATCTATTGCTTGTGTTTGTGGAATGTTACGTCTTAATACAACTGTCTGAGTTGATGTTGGAATATTACCTGATGTAAATATAACTGATCCACCACCAGAGTTACCAGCACCTGTTACAGTATAGTGAGTTGTAATAGTTTTAGTTGTTTCAGTTCCATTAGCTGAACGAATGATGACTTGAATATCTGAGTCTGCGAATATCTTGAATGTGTAAGAAAAGGTAGTTGTAGAGTTATCACCACTATAACTGTTTCTAACTGTAGTTGAAGATATTGTCATAAAGTTCCTTTATTATATTTTATTGTTTGTGTCTATATTATTTAATATCTTTTATTGCATCCAAAGAGTATTTACTTATATCAATCATATTACGATACATTTCATCTATTAATTGTCTTTTCTCATTTGGAGAAAGAAACTTACTGTTATAAGTATCTCTAACTCTTTTATCTAAATCTTGTACTAATCTGTAAGTTGATTTTAAAACAGTAGCTTCTACTGGAAGATTAGTTAGTAATTTATTAGCTTCTTCAAAGTTACCAGCTTTTTGTAAAGTATCTATTGAGTTAAATATTTTATTAACCTTTTCATATTTATCATAGAATGTAGTTATATACTCAGAGCCAGCTGAAGGATTACGCACAACAAATGCTCTAATAATTGGTATATCTGATAATGTTTCTTCTGGTTTAATAGGATCATCAATAATTCCAGAACTTATTAATGCTTTATCTAATGTTGTTGTAAATGTTCTACCTAATGTACCAGTCCAGTTATTTATAGTTGATTCAATTCTAACAGGAGATGATATTCCAGAATATTCACCAGATATTTGTCTAATTAATTTTCCTAATATTTTAGATGTTTCAGAAGTATATTCTGTATATTGATACTCAGGTAATAATCCCTCTAAAGATCTTGGCACTATTGGTTTTTTAGTAAATAAACTTTTATTACTCCATGCTTCCACTAAAGGCTTAGCAATATCAGGAACTGGCATTAAACTTGTTGCATTATCAAATGCTAAAGTTTCTACAAATTTTTTAATTGCAGTTGGATCTTTTGTTTTAACAAAATCTAAAAGTCTTTCTGGTAAAGTTCCAAATACATAACCCAATTCAAATGGTTTAGGTATTCTCCAAACAATAGTATCTTTACCTTCACCAGTAATTACAATCCAAAATAAATCTTTTTGCCATTGAGGTAATTCTTTATATCTTTCATCTTCATTATTTGCGATCCAAAGAAGAATAGATGGTAAAGTAATACTAGCACCAACTGTATATAAGGCTTTTGATCTTGTTTCTGGACTCTTAAATGTTTCGTATAATTTTAAATAACCTTGAACCCTAGCATTAAAGAATGCAACTACAGAATTAACTGCAGCCATTTTTGCACCCATTCTTTGAAAATCTAAAGATATATTTTTAGATTCAAAACCACCACGTTCAACAGCTTGTTTGTGTGTTAAACCATTTTTAATTGAAGTATTATAAGATTTTATATACTCACCAAGTCTTGTAGCATTTTCAAAAAACTCAGTCATTATTCTTAATGCTTCTAATGGTTTGGTAATAATATTATAAACTGGTCTTGATGTTAATTCTTTTGCGATATTTTTTGAAAAATAATTTCTATCAAATGCAACATAAGAAGATTGTGGTCCACCAGATTTAATCCAATCTTGATATATTTTAGATTCTTTTTCTTTACCAAGTTTAGAATAAATTTGAGTTAGCATTCCTCTTGCTGTATCTAATCCTAAAACAAATCCATTTCTACTAAACACAGTAGCAGACACTGTATCTCTCATTGCGTTTCTTAAAAAAAACTCAGGTGCTAATGTAGCTCCAGCTCTTAATGTTCTTGTTGGTAAACTAATAATACTACTAACTAATCTTTGTGATACATCAGTTGAATATTTCCAAGATCTAGATAAGTCAGAACCTAAATCCCAAACTTCTCTTTTACCATCTCTAAATACAGCAACTTCAGTTTTGCCAAGTTGTTGTTGGTTTCTTCTAAATACTTCAAAGTTTTCTAATGCAGTTTTATCTATTTTAGATATATCAGGAACAACATTTTCTAATTCTTCTAATGTAATCTTTGTTTTTGTCATTTTAGGTTTTGACTTAGATACATCTTTAAATGCTGTAGGATCTATTGCTTTAGTTTGCTCAACCATTTTGACAAACTCAACTAATGAACGATTACGTTCAACTAATGTTACAAAGTGTAATGTATTTTTATAAATGCTTTCAATAGGATCTACGATAACTTTATCGCTACCTTTAAATCTTTTAAGAGGATTGGCAACTGATTTAGAAATAGATCCATCTTTACCAGCATCTTCTAATACTCTAAAGAAAGGAACATAATCTTTATTTGCTTCAAGCATAACATTAAATGTCTTTTCATTTATAATTCCTGAATCTCTTAAATATTTTAATAAATTATTTTGATATTCTCCTAATTGTTTAAATGTTTCTTTGTATTTAGAATCTAATTTTCTAACTGTATTTTCTGCAGCTTTAATATCAATACCAGTTTCATATCCTTGTTTAGATTTTTCTATTGCTCTTTTTGAAATTGCATACGCACCAAATTCTTTATAAGTTGCTGTATCTTTAGTTATTGGTTCTAATATTGTTATTAATGGTTGGCTTTTATTTTCTAAAGTTTTAAAATCTAATGCTCCATATTTTAAAAAATGTTCACCTCTGCTAATCATTCCAGGTTGAAGTCTAGCAAGTTCATAAGGATTAAGCGTTCCTTCTTGTACTTTAACTCCTACTTTTTCAGCTTCAGCAACCGCTCTTGATATTGGATGTAATCTATCTAACCAATTAAATACTAAGTTGTTTTTTAAATCTTTAAAAGATGTTTTAACTTCTACAGGATCAAATGATATTTTTTCTTGTACTTTAGCAACATCAACATCTATAGATTTTTCTGATTTAATTGTTTCTACAACTTTTGGTGGTTCTACTTTTTTTTCAACTATAGGCTCATAAGTTCTAGCTATTTCAATATTTTTACTACCAATATCTTCTCTAATTGTTGGATCTATAATAGTATCTTCATAAACTTCTGCAGGTTTTTTACCTGTCTTTTTAACTTGTTCTATTGCTTTTCTAGCACCTAGTTCACCTAATCCAAATGCTGCAAAGAATCCTGTTGAATAAACTAAATCATCTTTTGTTGGAAGTTCACCTTTAATTAAAGCACCTGTTCCCTCAAATCCAACAACTTGTGCTGCAAGTTTACCAAAATAGTTTTGACCAACTGGTCCAAGAAATGATGGAAGTTTAGATGACACAACTAATTGTGCTGCTTCTGTTCCACCTGCTTTAATTCCTTCATTAACAAATATTTTCCACCATTCTTCAAATGTATCTACTTCTCCTTTTTCTAAAGCTGTAATATACATTTGTCTTATTGTTCCTGGAATAAATCCAGCACCAGCTGTCGCACCTATTGGTCCAGCAGGAGAGCCAACTAAAGCACCACCAAGATAGTAAGGTAGATCTGCAAATAAAGTAGCACCTCTTTCTACAAACCCTGCTATATAATTAGTATTTTCTGGTTCTTTAGTTGTAAAAACTTCTGGTAATACACCAGTTGTTTCGTATGCTTTTCTTAATGAGTTAATTGATTTGCCATATCCTCTTTCAAGATAAAGATCGTAATCAAAATCAAATTCTTTTTCAACTGCTTGTATAGCCTGTTCTTTTCTTTTACCAGCCTGAACCACTGGTTGAACTATTGAATCTCTAATGGATTGCCAATAACTTTTGATTTCAGTTGTATCTGTTTCTTTAATACCAAAGTATTGATTTACTTCTTGATTATTAAATCCAGCATTAAGTAATTGTTTAGATTCTTTAGCAACATAATCTTGAATCTCTTGGTCATTAAAACCAGCATCTTTTAACTGATTCAGATCCATTTATTTACCTATTCTTTTTTTATAATCTGCTACTGATTCGCCTGGTAATCTTTGTGTTGTTACTTTTTTAATGTCTTGCTGAACAGCTCCTTGATATAATCCTTTCATAATCTCTGCTGAATCTGGAATATATTTATATAAATCTTTTGCTATGTAATCTGGAGATTTAGGATTTAATAAATCATTTGTATTCTTTTTAGTTGCAATACCATTTTGAAATCTTGAATACATTTCATTATAAAAAACATCTAATCTATTATTGTAATCAGAATCTAAATTTTTATAGTTGGGACTTTTCTTTACAGCTACAGATGCTTTATCAATAAAATCAAAAAACTTTTTATGTTGATCTACAAACTGAGGATTATCAATATTCTGAAATATTTTACCAAATGTATTATAAGATTCTTTAGAAAACTTATCACTTCTATCTAATATAGATTTAGATGTTAATTCAAATCCAGATCTAAAATCTTGTTGTAAGTTTTTAATATCACCATTTAATATTTTTTTACTTACTTCTAAAACATTATCAAAATCTGGAACTTTAGTTACTTTACCAGCTTGAATATTATTATTTAAGTTAAGCATTTTTTCGCTAAATACTGGTATTCCTTTTATATCTGCATCATTTAAAATATCATCTTGAGAGAAAGCACCATTAAACATATTTTTAAATTTATTATTAAAAACTCTTGATGATTGATATGTTATTTGTTTTTCTAAAAGATTTGTTTGTTTGGTAATTTCAGATAATGCTTTATCTTTAAATTGTTGTCTTTCTTCGCCAACTAAAGATGGATAAGCACCAGCCTCAAATGATTTATATGTAGCTGATGGATCTAAACCAAGATTATTGTAAAAACTTCCAACTTCTATTTTTTTAGTTAATCCCTGTTTGTAAACATTAACTAAGTTTGGATCTACAACACTATACTTATCATAAAAATTATTTAATTTATTTGGTAATTGTTTTATTATTTCTGGATTATTTGTTTTAAGTGCTTCAGCAATATCTACGCTAGTTGTTTGATCTAATATAGATTTTGTTTCTGTTTCTAATAATTTTCCACTAGCATTTAATACTTGATATTTAAATTTATATTCATCATCATTAAAGCTACTTTGAACTAATGATTTAAGATTTCTATTTTGAATTCCTGCTAATGTTTGATTAGCTATATCTTTATAACCTTTTGTAAATGTTTCTGAAGCAACTCTAGGATTAGATATATTTCCAGCTGTTCTAGTTAATTCAGAAATCTTATCTATATTATCGTTTTTAATTTTTTGTGCTTCAAGAACATTAGATGCTTGTTCTGCTTTAGTATAATAGTCAGCAATAACCGCACCCATTTTTACTAGATTTGTTTCTAGTGGTGCTTGTATTCCAGTTTGTACAGCACCTACTTCAGCTGTTGGTCTGGCTTGTGTTGTAAATGTAGGTATTCTTGGCATTAAAATGATCCTGAGTAGCCTGTTGGATTAGAAGCATATTGACCATAAGAACTTGCACCATCAAAAGATTTAGCTCCACCAAATCCTCCACCCATTGAAAGTAATGAAGTTCCTGTAGAGAATAGCGTACTTATCTGTGCAGATCTTGCTTGTTGTCTAGCAACTTGTCCCTGTATTCTATAAAAGTTTGCTTCTTCCATCTTTTTTGCTTGACCAACTTTAGAATTATATTCCATAATATTTTTTTGCAATTCAGCTTCAACAGCGTTTGCTCTCAATACTCTTAATCCAGTTCCTTCTAACGATGCTCCAGACTTAGCTATTGATACATTAGTTTGTCCCTGTATTTTTGCAAATTGCTGATCAAATCTACCAAGATCAAACTCTAATTGTTTTTGCATTTGAGCAGCTTCTTGCTCAGATACTTGTGCATTACGATTTTGAACTGCTTGATTAAATTTACCAGTAGCACCTTGTTGTTGGTATTGTGCTACACCTAAACCACCGACTGCTACTAAAGCTGCTGTTTCTAGTCCCATTAGTAAATCCTTGACATTCTATAATGATCAGTACCATCAAATCCGTAGCTTTTCATTAATCCTTCGTTAGTAAATCCCAACCACTTAGCAAATCTAATTCCAATTCCAAAGTCTGCACGAACTGCTGTTTGTAATCTTTTAATATTATTAGATGTTGCAAGATAATCTATATTTTGCTTTACAGCTTTTGCAATCGTTATTGGATAATTCCATACATCATTCTTAGCAATGAACCAACCTTCTGCTACATTACCCCATATTCTTTTCATACCAGCTGCTGCAATAACCTTATCATTAATTAATCCTGTAAATGCTAAATGCTCTTGTTCTAAATCCATACATTCTTTATTATTATCATTAATAATAAATGATGCGTCTTTCTGTGTAAGCATATGGTTCATTTGTGATTGCATTATCAGTTTGCCATGATCTTGTTTATAAGGAATTATAATTAATTTATTAACCATCATTTGTAATCAATTCTGGGTATAACGATAAAACTGTTAAAGGTAAAGGTTGAGTTTGACGTACATAAATGAAACCATCAGTTTCATAGTTGCCTCTAAACTCTACTTCTTTATCACCTGTAAATACTGGAATAGCTTGATCCATAGGATTAGCAGAAGATCTAAATGGTATAGCTTCCATATTGTTTAAATCTGAACCAACCTCTACACCAATAGATTCATAAAGTCTTACTGTAATATTATATATTCGTTTTGTTTTAGCTTGTGATGTACCATTTTGTGAACCAGCATCTATTCTCATAGTTTGTAGTAATGATGTGTAAGCTAAACCAACTTTAACTTTATTAACAAATCTTGATAAAGATATAGCACCTGATGCTACAGTTTTTTCAGGATGTGTTGCACCATTAGCAAGTACAGATACAGATTGTCCCTCAAGATGTTCTAATCCTGTTACTGAATTAACAACTTGAGATACAGTTGCACCAGCTGTGTGTGATGCTGCTGTAGTGCTATTAGTTCCTCTTGTACAACCTGTTAATGTATTTGTAGATATTCCTGTATAAGTAATTAATTCGTTATCTATTTTAACTGTACCTGTAGTTGTAAAAGAAGTTGCTGATGTTAATATAATAGAAGTTACAGAAGTATTAACTGTAGTGTTAAGAGTTGTAGTTGCACCAGAATAAGAAAGTTGAGAATCTAAGAAATTAAAATTTGTATTATCTGTTTGATCAAAATCAAATTGATTTATGTATTCAACATAACGTCTAGTAACACCATTAATGGTACGTTTAACAATAACCCAAGATTGATATTCTTTGTCATCTGTAGGAATGGTAGCTATGGATTCGCACACTGCAATACCAGTTCCAAATGCACCACCAAATATATGTTGATGCCAAGCAACAACTTGTTGTTCTCTTTGATAAGTTAAACAAACTAATTTACCATCTGATCTAACACACCAAATAAGTTGATTTGGTTCTTGTTGATAAGACATAGAGTTAATTCCAGATTCTGAAATATGTTCAGCAAGAATAGTCATGTCAGGTGCAACATAACCATCAACATCAAAGTTATAAGCTAGTTCTCTAATCTTTCTTTTAGCACGTTGTAAAAATAAAGTTACGTTACCAACAGGAATAGCATCTATATTTGCACAACCATGGTTAGATTGTTTTTTAATAAGAATGTTTGTTGGACTTACTGGATCATCTGTACCACCACCTGATACTGAAAATTCTCCACCTACTGTACCAACAATTAATGTTCGTGTTGCAGATAAAAATCTAATTGCATTAACTTGGTTAGAAGCGATTGTGTAAATGATTGCATCATCATCAGCTACTGTGCCATGATAATTGTCATCCATGTTTTCATAATCACCTGATTTAGAAAAGAATAAAGTTTGTGGTTGATGTTCAGTTCCTGCAAATACTAATCTTTGTTCATAGAAAGTTACGCAAGAAGGATAGCCTGTATATTCTGACCACGCACCTAAAGCCCAGTCTGTATCTGCAGTGGTCTTACCTAAATCTTTAATAACAGTTCCAACAACAACTGTTGTAGAAGTAATGGATGTAATTTTAAAGTGTCCCTCATCAAAATGTACTAATCTTCCAATATCACCAGATGTAAAACCATTGCCATCATTAATACCAGTTACTGCTGATGCAGTTACTGTTGTTGTTTGACCAACTCCTTTATGTGATGGTGTTAAGGTTGTTGTTGTAATATTATGATCTAAGAATGGTCCATTAGAAAAATCTACATTTGTAATAGTCCAAGAGGTATGACCAGTTCTTGATAATTTTCTTGGTGGAAAATCAGGATGACAAATGTACATAACGTCAGCTGATTGAGCAAATTTTAAATCTGCTAGATCTGCTGTTTCATAAGTTGTTGTTAATGTGTAAACTCTATTTGCAACACCACCTGATGTATAAGTTGTGTAAGAAGTTGTATTAACATTGTTTCCATCTACATCTTGTAAAGCAAATGTATTAGTTGCAACACTTGCTACCTTAAATCTTTTACCATTTACTTGTGTCATTCCTACTACACCAGAAATAACAACTGTATCTCCATTAGAGAAACCATGAGATGCTGATGTAACAACACCAGGATTAGCTTGTGTAATTCCTGTTATAGTTTTGTTTGCTTCTAATATTGCACCACTGTCTTTATAAAAACGAA